AGTGATGTCTTCTGTGAGAGTCTTCACGACAGCAGCGGTCTCAGCCACTGTAGTAGCGATGTTTGCAAGCAGCGGTGTGTCTCCTGTAGCAGCATCCTGTTGTTCCTGCGTAAGTTGCAGCAGTTGGTTAGCTACAGCTGCTACTGTCTCGCTGTTCGGAGGCGCGTTAATCTGTATCGCGCGGCACAGCCCTAAGGCTTGTGTAATCCTTGTGACTGTCACAATACTGCCGTCTGGTGGCGTTGGTTTGATGACAAAAGTGTTAGGCGGGTCAAAGTCTTCAGTAAACGCCGGTGCGCCGTCCACAGTGATAGAGTAGGACACAGGGACTAAGGGATGCGATTCAGGTCCGCTAACAATGTTACTCTCACCGTCAGCTGTGTAGGTTACGATAGTATGTTTACGTTGCAAGATGTTCAAGGGGCCTCCTAGTTATGCAGGCTCTGTGATTACGGCAGCTGAGATAGCCTTCATTGTCACAAATAACTGTCTTGGGCTTATGCGTGTCATAAGTACTGGGAGTAAGCCCCCAGCGTGTAAGAACGCGGCGGTCATGTTAGAGCAGTAGAAAGAGTCTGAGAGATTCTTGAACCACGGCAGGACAAGGCCTACAGCGCCTCTAATGTCGTACTTGGCGCCTTTGTGTTGTTCTACCCACTCCAGCATCTTTGTCACTGCGTGCCCCGGCACATCGTAGTATGTTGCGCGTATCACTGGTGCGTTCCAGTAAAGGTACGAGGGTCCGTAGATGGTCCAGTCAAGCTTAAAGTCAGGGCGGACATCGAGAATGTCGTTGTTGCCATTGAACTGCACCACCGTGTGGGATGGTCGTCCAAGCAGGCGCATTATAAAGCGATCAATCCATGAGCGCCCTACGAAGCCCAGCACTGTAATGGTCACTGGGCGCTGTGGCTGTGTTGCGAGTGTCGGCTTCATTGAGCCCTCCAAAGGGAGGCCGACGCTAGAGGGAGACTTAAGGGGACTAGCGCCGACCGGAATGTTAGCGCTCTAGCGACTCTATAGCCGCTTTACGAGCTTGAATTTTGGTCATTAAGTCAGGGTAGGCACGTACTGTCGAGTCACGCGCAATGCTTGCAGCGATAGAGACGCCATCAGACAGCATCTTAGCTCTACCACCGCGTGTCCAAGCGCCATTGACCCAGCCAGACTTGCCACTGCGTTTCCATGAGAAGCTCTTGATAACAGGCTTCATGCCCTTAACGACGTTATCGCCGAGGACCTTCATGTAGTGGTCGTGCTGTTCGGTGTTCAACGGGATGCCAGCCACGGTGCGGCTTGAGGTGTAGATGCCTTTAGTGTCGTAGTACTCAGCGCCAGCGAACCAGCGTAGATACTCTTTCACGTCTGAGGTTGCAGGCTCTTCGGTCTGGGGGCGACTGATCCTGACACCAAAGTTACGGCCTGTTTCTATGGGATCACCCAAGAAATCACGCTGTGGATAGAACCCTGTGACGTACCCGCCAGTCTCAAGAAACTGTTTGTGTGCACGGAATACGTAGGTCATGGTGTCGTGGTACTCAGCTACAGCTTGAGGCGCTTCGAGCCCTGCCACATTGCGGATGAAAGCATCAAGTTCCTGTATGAACTTAGGGGAGCCGAACAGAGGCACAAGGCCCGGCACAGCTGTGTGGGCGATAAGGTTTCCACCCATGCGTAGCATACCCTGCTGTGGCTTATCAATAGCGTGGTAGATGTCAGTGATCCCTGATAGCGTAGTTTTGTCCGCCAGCATGTGACCTAAGGCGCCTACTGCCATTGAAGTTATAGCTTGCTTGCCGTTCTCATCAATGAAAGCCGAGTCACCTGCGATCTCAAGCAGGTCAACTGTGTCAGCCATGATTGCTAAGAAGTTGGATATCGGGTCTACAGCGTCATACTGCAGCCAGTTACCACTAGGCATTTTCATTGAGTAAGGCTGGTAGCCTGCTTCACGCATCCCTGTGCGTTCCATAGGCATTCTGCCTGTAAGGATTCCAGCATCACGTAAGTACCACCCGAGCGAGAGAGCGGCAGTACCCATTGTAACTTCAGCGATAGCTCTGGACTTGTCAGTCTTCCAGAGGTGCCTGAACCATGCAGTTGAGTGGCGCATCATAGAACCCGGGGGCTTTAGTCCTGTTACAGCTTCAAGGGTGTGAAGGATCGGACCAGCCGTTCTATTCAGCATGAACAGTAAAGCATTGGTAGGCTGCTTGATTACAGGGAACGCAAGTCGGAGCAATGGGAACTTATGAGTCATCCCCTGCAGAGACTTAGCGAAGCTGTCAGTAGGCAGTGCTGATGTCATTGTCTGCTCAGAGGCGTACTTACCCCACAGATGTGGCTTCTCTGTAATCTCCTCGACAACACCATCAAATACAGCCTTTAGTGTATCTGGGCTTAAGGGGCTCGTGGCCTCTTTCATGCGCTGCACTACTTGCTCGTATGCCAGTCCATGTATGCGCACCTTAGCGTTAAGTACTTTGAACATCTCATCAGTAGCGCCGAGTATGCGCAGTGGCAGTCTCATCATCGTGCCGTAAGTGTCTACTGCACGCCCAGCCACAGACTCAGGGTCCAAACGCCATGCGTCAGCTGTTATAGCGTGCTTATACATAGACAGCTCGTGAGCTGACATAAGGTACTGTTTGGAGAACGAGGGAGTGCCCTCTTCAAAGGACTGTCGGAACCAGCGGAAACTCTCTGCTAGGTTGTCCCTAAGGGCTGTAACTGCGCACAATCCGCGAGTAAACTCACCGTCAACGGCACCTGAGATTGTCTCAACTGACACGTTCCATGCTAGTCCACCTAGGTTTCCAAAGACATTCTTCAGCACAGCGCTACCTGCGAACAGTTGCGATACGTATATCTCCACAAGGCTGGCTTCAGTTGTCGCCTGCCTTACGGATGCTAGGTTTTCAAGCACACCGAAGAACGCATCCTCAGGGTAGTCAGTCTCAGCAAGCATACCCGCGATCTTAACAAGCTGTGTCTCTGTTAAGTCGCTGATAGCGCCTGCGTGGGTCGTGTAACCTAAGGCGTCTACGGCCTGTGGGATCACTGCACGCTTGATGAAGTCCTGTTTGAACATGCCAAGGCTGCGTCCTGTTACAGACGCACTTGCTTTGTATCTGTCGAGCACATACGCAGTATCTTGCAGCTCGCGTTTGAACAGCTTTAGCATTTTATTGTACTCGGCATTAGCAGGGGCAAAGGCCACAGGGTCTGCTAGACGCTTTGCGATGCTACGGGTGTCGCGACTGATGCCTGTTATGCCCGCTCTATGCTTCGAGCCGGCACGTAAGCTACGGTACATAGTGCTCAAGTCCACTCCGATAGCGCTGAGTGAGTTAACCTTATTGCCAGTTAGGATAACTAAAGCTGCGGTAGCGTCATCGAGCCCTTGGAAGCCTTTAGCTAGCTCGTCTGCAGCGAACTTGGGAAACTTAGCGCCTGTTGGGCTGTGTTCGCGCAGTGCGTCAAGGACTCTGGAGCCACGCATGACAAGGCTGTCGTAGGTGGCTGGGTCAGTAGTGTTCTTAAGGATAGACCCTAGTGCTGTGAGAGTTTTCTTGGATGCTACATCAGTAGCGCCTAAGATGCCATGAGTAGCACCTTCAGGTAGCGTTGTACCTGCGATGATATGGCCTAAGGCGTCATTGAAAGGCTTAGAGCGTGGTGTAAACACAGCGAAACCAGTAGTTACTGCTTCTTCAGCTGAGTCAACTGCAGCAGCTGCAGCAACCTGGGCTGCTTTTAGTGCGGCAGGGTCTGCCATGATAGCATTGAGCGCTTTGCGTACTTCAGGTTCTGTTACGTTCTCAAGGTGCCCACGTATTACGTTTTTAAGTACTGCAGGATCGGTCAAAGCGCTGCGAGTCATAGCGTGCAGAGCCTTGAAGCCAGCTCCTCCAGACAGGAGTGCGAAGGTTAAACCAAGGCTCATTGTAGCGTCGTCAAGGTCGAAGACGCCATTGTCATTAAGGTCAAGTGTCATTAAGGCGATTGGTGCCCCGGTCACGCTGAGAAGCCTAGGGTAGCTGCGGACTGTACGCCCGATAACTCTAGCTTTTGTCATCGTGCCGTTGACCACAGTGCCAGCGGCTATAGAATCAACTGGGACTTTTACGATAGTCATAGGCGGGAAGCAGCCAATCTCAGGAGACAGACCGCCCTTAGGGATTGAAGCGAAGTCAAGGGCAATACCTTTACGCACCATCTCACTCTCAAACATCTCACGAGCGGTACGGCTGACAACTTTGTCTGTAGTGCCCCGCATAAAGTGCTGTGTTGGGTGTGTAGTGCCTGCTTCCATAACGTGCTGTAGTTCGTGGTGCATGATGTAGATTTTCATACGCTCGCTGATGTCATCTGCTACAAGAACGTGTGCGTCAGCCTTAGTGTGGCGTGTCAGTCCTAGGTAGAAATCCTTGCCGCCAGCTTTGCTCTTATCGCTAATGAAATGATTTATGGAGCTAAAGGCAGGCAGGCCATCCTTAGCCCTTGCTGCGTTTATAGCAGGCTGCATTGTGTCAAAGAGCTGCTGGGCGGTAGTGATGCCACGGGCTGCGTACATATCCTCAAATATGTAAGACGCACCTGCATCTATCTCTGGCATTACGTGCTTGCTTAGGCCTACCTTGCGTTGCGCTTTAGTAAGCCGCTTGCCTACAGATTCAAAGAGATCAGACCAATCACCGTCTGTCATAGCTGCGAAAAGGTCTGGGCCTGCGTCGTTACCAAAGTGGCTGCGTAAGCTTGCCAGCGTCAAGTAGCTGGTCTGGTTTGCAGCACTAAGTGACCTTAGGTCTGCAGTACTTCCAGTCAGGAATGCAGAAGTGTTAGGCCCTGTGCTATTACTGCCAGAAGCACGAAACTCAATTCCGAACGTACCTTTAGTGTGTGTCACACCTGCAAGCACGTCGGTCGCTGTAAGCGGGGCATCGCCTACAAGGCCCACGGTGGGCGCTGCAGGGACTTTGGCGGGAATAGGTAAGATCGCGGCAGCAGCTTCGTCTATACTGGATTTGTTAGCCATTAGTGCTGCGACGTCTTCTCTAGTCTTACCTGATGCTTCAGCAAGGTGGTCAAGGAATGCCTCCTTAGCGTCTGGGCGCTTCATGCCATTGTAGAACTCTGCAAGTTTAGCAGGGTTGTCACTGTGAGTAACTGCAAGGTCCATTGCGTCAGCTAGTTCAGCACGAATCATTGTGCCAGCAAAAATCTTAGCAAGCCCTTTAGCCGTTAGGGCAGCACCGCGCAGCCCTAACTCGACTACACCACCCAAAGCTGCGCCTTGCAGCACAGCCTTTAGGCGTCCTTCGATAGCGCTGTCGTCGTCTTCAGAAGCTGCGATTGAAGCTAGTCCACTGAATAATGGGGTTTTAGAGGCTGCAATCATGTTAAGAAAATGCGGCATTTCTTGTGTCAGGAAGTCTGCTCCAGCACCTGCAATGGTGCCGCGAGCAAACTGAGAGCCTGCGAGATACTTAGCTATTTTAGGCGCGTGGCGTATAAGGCTTGCGCTCTTAAGTGTCGCGTTTAGCATTTTAGTGCCAATAAGAAAGGGCGCCATGAATCGCGCAGTCTCAAACAGAAAGCTGTCTAAGCTATCAGTAGGAGTAGCGAAGCTGCCAGCTGAGGCTGTGATAAAGCTCAGTGGGTCAAGGGCTGCACCTTGGATGGCACCTTCAGCGACTGACTGAAACGCCTCACCCGTCTCGCGTGCGAAGCTTTTGTCCTCAGATATCCCGCCAGCACCAAAGGCTTTTAGCTTGACGTCAAGGTCTGATATGCGCTTCTGCAGCGCCTCACGCCGACCGTAAGCGCCTCCGAATGTGTTATTTATTGCCATGATTCCTCCATAGCGTGTTTACAGGCTGGGTGGACTAATGCTTGTTCCGAGTTCTGACCCCACCCCTTTGAAGCGCTGGGCCTGCGCTTTACGATCTAGTGCACGCAGCTTAAACTCTTCCTGAGTATCCTTTATTAACTCATTAAGCTCCTCGATAGCGCTTTCCATAGCAGTGATACGCGCAGCGTCCGGGGTTTCTTGTCGCTGTTCTAGCGCTAGTATCCTGCTTAGACTGTCTAAGCTGCTTTGATACGTAGTAATGGTGACGTTAAGAGTTGCCTGATCCTGCGCATCTACATTAGCACTTATAACTTCCTGTGCTTGTGTAGCAGCTGTAGCATCGCGAACAGCCTCCACATCAAATTTGTCTATGTACCCTTTGAGTGTTGTGTATATCTCGTCCTGCCGCTCTGCGGGCGTGAGGTTAGTGTCCTGTACGAATAAGTTGTCAAAGGCTCTGAGGGCGCTGGAAGCACCGGGCCAGCTAGACATCAGTGTTTTGCGGGCTTCAGGGTCTGGGTCAGGTTTAGTCAGTACGGACTGTAAAAACGCTTTCACTGGGTCGCTTACAGCTTCCTTCATCAGCTGGTACAAGGCCCTGGAGCCCTCAGGAGATTTCGCTATGATGCTAAAGGGCGTGAATACGCTGGTCTTCAGAGTATACGTAGCGATGCAGGCATTCTTAAAGTTGTCATCAACACGATGCATGAACAAGTCGCGCAGCATGTCCATTTCAGTAGCGTAGTTGCCATTGTCGCTCTTGCCTTCAATTTGTGCGAAGAGGGCGTTGCCATGCTCTGTGCCTAAGGTTATCGGTGAAGTCTGTTTGCTCTGCAGGATTCTCAAAGCTACAAGTTTGTCTTTGGCTTCTAAGGAAGAGGCGTCTATTGCTAGTTGAGCCCCTGCAAAGTCGCCAATAGCCACAGTTTCCATCACAGTTTTAGTGAGTTCACCTTGCGCTATATCGTCTACACGGTTCTGCTCAAGGCGCTCTTGCGTGTCTTTGTCGTCTAGCATCAAAGCAGCGTTGTGTATGGCTGTGTCAATCGTGCTAGCATAAAGGAGGCGCCCGTCAGGCCCTGCGTGGTCTGCGAAGCCCTTACCTGAGGGCCCGTCGCCCCGTAGTATCGTAGTTATGCGCGCTACTGTAGCATTATCGCCGAGTTCAGCAGCTTGAGCGATGTGTCTATTCAACGTGGAAACAGCCACCATGTCGTACACAGCACGGTCTGCACCGACTTCAGTATACATGGCTTTGTACTTGTTAGCCCATTGCGCTGCCACGTCAGAGGCAGTTGTGAGTGACCCATCAAGAATTGCAGCCGAGATATTATCAGCTGTCGTAGTCGCGAGGTCCATCAGAAGATGCCCTTGCACTTCCTCAATCGCATTAGCAGTAGCTGTATCGACTAAGTTTGTTAAGACGCTGTGGGCGCCGATCCTGTACGAGACAGACTTACCTGCGCCAATCTCTGAAATAGAGTCTGTGACTAGTTTTCCGACAAAGTCTTGTGTAGAGGTGACTTTGTCCGTAGGAGAGTCTAGCCCTACAAAGGCTTCAGAGTCCCAGTGCTCCTGCAGTTGCGAAGGCATGGATGCTAAGAGCACGGCGCTCTGCTTCTTGGCCTCAGTCTCTCCTGTTATTGCTTCGTATGTCTCATCATAGCCAATGCCTAAGTTCAGCGGGCCGCTAGGCTTAGAGCGATTGCCCTGCTGGAAATCAGCAATAGCTTTTCTGGCGTTGTCAGCCTCTAGCCCCTTCTGCGCGGTAGCGTACCCACTGATAGCGTTAAGGGATATCCCTAAGATACGAGCAATGTTAGCAGCCTTAGAGCTGGCGGAACTTGAGCTAGAGGTGTCCGGGGTAATACCGTGGAAGACTTCAGCGCGTCCTAAGGACGGTGCAGTTCCCGGTAAGAGTGGTATATTGTTGTCAGGCATTTGCGACTCCTTTGATTAGGTGAATGAGGACCCTGCGATGTTTGTGAATGTTGAGAGCCCTGTAGCGCCTACTGTTAGCGCACCGAGGAGAGGGCTTATCGTAGCGCTCTTCGCAGCCTTAACAGCACTGATATTCTGTAGCTGTCTGCCACGGCGAACATCCCAAGCATTACGGTTGCTCATTTCAGTATCAGCAACGAAGTCACCAAGCGCATCCTCAACGCCACCTAGGGCGAACCCACGCTGAACGTCGCTCACGCGAGTGAGTCTGTCCACGATGCGAGCACCTGTAGCGCCTCCAGCGGCTGCAGCCACTGCGGTGGCTTTGCTGCGCATGGTTGCTCGGGCTATGTCAGTGCGGTCAGCGATTGCCTTTCGTCGTGCTGTATATAGTTGATCGAATAACTGCAGGCGCACATTCTCATACGAGTTATCAGCAAGTTTGTCAGCCTCTATGGCTGCAGCGGCGTTAGCAGCGTTCTGTCTGTTTATTGCGTCTATTTCAGCTTTAGATTTAGCCATGCCCAGAATAGAACTTACGATAGCGATGCCTATAAGCGGATTCATACAGCCTCCTTCGTGGCGTGATTGTGGAAGATTAGGGCGTTCATTCCATTGTGCTTTATTGGTGTCATACTAAACCCTATGCGCACGAGTAGTGCAATAGCTTGTGTGCTATTAGGGCTGATGATATTTGTAACAGGGGCTAAGGCTCTCAGAGCTGTTAGGCATCTCTTGAGCTCACAGTAGCAGTGCCTCCCGTTAATGTCTAAGTCAGCGTGAATCAAGCACCACGGTATCACTAGGAGTGGTAGCCCTGACTCACAGTATGCAATGTTGTAACCCCACAGTGCTGCAGTGACGCTATTTGCTGTGACTGCAAAAGCGTTGGTAGAGTCTCTGACAGACTCGGTAACTGCGTGGTTCATATATTCGATAGGGACATTGTATAGGTCCATAGCTTCGGTAAGGTCCGTGATGCGAAACTTAAAGCGCTTAAGAACGCGCGGTAAGTCGGCTGTAGTAATCAGTTCATGCTTAACACGCACAGCGCTCCTCCTTTTCCTAAAGGGACGTAGCCCCACTGGAACGGGCAGCCTATGTATGCTGCTGGTCTCTCCGCTCAGTGGGGCCATGCTATCCTAAAGTATGTTACGACCCTGTGTGTTAAGGGTCATGTTCAGTTGTAGTGCTGCAACCGCTAGATGGAACGGACTTGCAGTAGATAAGGTGAATGCAGACTCTGCAGGTCCTGCCACAGCCATAGTGCGAGCGCCTACCTTGTACGCGTCGAAAGGCGTTAGGACTGCCTCATTAGGAGTCTCTGCAGTTACAGTAAGCGCATCAAACTCTGCACCGTCGATAGTAAGGGCATAGCCGGCATAGTCAGAAGCCTGTACTACTACGTCATCTATCGTAGCGTCAATCAGAACAATCCCGACACCTGCCTGTGTAATCTTAGGTGCTTGATTCGTCCATACAAACATAGAAGTGAACAAGACGCCCACCACAGATATAGTATGCGTAGCGCTTGTAGGTAGCTGCAGCACTGTAGGTGTTGTGCTATCCACTGTGACTGCACCGTAGATAGGTGCCAGCACCCCGTCAGGGTCGTACATTGCACACACCACGTTGTCTACGCCGCTAGCAGTGATGTACACCTCCAAAGGCCCACCAGTGGTCAAGGTGAGTAGGCACCCTGAGGGTATGAACTCAAGGGAAGCGTTAGGCGGGGAATTGTGCTTAAGGTACGCTTGCATAAAGTCCAACGGTACACTACGTAGATAGTGCCTAGCTGCGAAGTGAGGATAGCCCTCACGGCAGATGAAGTCTGCACGCTCCTCTAGTCTTAAGAACTGGATGTCGTAGCCTGCCCCAAAGATATAGAAGCCAATGCGTCCGTTATTGGAGTTATCGCCAATTAGGAGCCCACGTATCCAAGCAGCGCTACCGGATGCTTCAGTAAAGTCAAGTCTGCTGAAGTGCATCTGAACCTTAGTACCGTCAGGTGCGTAACTCTCTTTGTAGAGGTAAAGCACTTGGGCCAAGTTAGTCCGTAGCACTATACAACTGGCGGCATCTACCGGCATCATTTCTACCACTCTGTCAAAGCTACTAGAGCCGAAGGTTGTGCCGAAGTTTGGGCTTGTCATTTGTGGGTTCATCTGAGTCACTGAGAACACTGTGCCGTCATTCACAGGCGAGACCTCGTGCATAGTGAAGCTAATAGAGGATGTGCTCCCTATGATGATTTTACCTTTGAAGATGCAGTAGCAGGAGATGGGCTGTTCTATTACAAGAGTTTTTGTGACGTTCGTAGGGGTCACGGCTCTGGATGTCCCAGCCCATACAGCTACAATAGCCTTCTTGCCTATAACATACAAGATGTCGCCCATAACTTCCATGCCTAACACAGTGCCTATGCCTCCAAGCTCAACGTCAATAGGGTCTGTGTCTAATACGTCTACTGCAGATTCAGCGTAGAAGTTGAAGTAGTCGTAAGAGCGAGACATAGAGAGCCCCCCCGCGTGGAGGATCACCATGCGCCCTTTGTACTCTATAAGACTGTGCATAGTTTTGCCAACGAATGTAGGCGCAGGCACTGAGTCCTCATCACCCACGAGCCTAGCGCCCCACAGTCCGCTGTAGTAGTCCCACCTGCTTGTGCTAGTGTTGTATTTAAGCGGTAAGGGCATAGAGTTATTAGCAAGTGCAGTATACGGCGCTAGAGTGATGCCAGGGTTGGGTGTAAGGCTTGAGTATACAGGCTTTATAGTCTCCTTCCATAAGTTCTCATCTGCATCAAACTCCATGTAATACGTAGAGTCAGTAGAAGCGCTATCGCCTAGAACAGCGATCTTAACACCATCCGGCACTCCTGAAGCTGGAAGCTGCGTGAAGCGCTGTGCCTTATAGTTAAGGACTGTCAGCGCTTGGCCTCCGTAGGAGTCGTCGCCAGTACAGGCGCCCCACTCGTGATAATGATCTGTAGTCCCAGACTGCACGGCCCCTTGTATAGTGATAACACTATCGCTAAAGGACACGACACCTCTGGCTGCTGGAATTCCTAAAACTACTGTGCAGGCCCCCATGTAGTATGCCCCAGCGTAAGCAATTGAGAACACAGTAGGCGCCACGCCTGCAGGTACCCATTAGTGTCAGGCGATACGCTGACAATAAGGTGAGACTTATCAAGGTTTCCATCAGCTGTGCCACTTATAGTCACAGTAGTTCCCACCACAACTCCGCGCTGTTTAGACGCTAGTGTTATGGTAGCTGACCCTGAGCCAGAAACGATAGTACCGCTGACAGACACAGGGGCTAAGGCTGTAGCTAAGTGCCCTATGATGTCTGAGGTACGCGGGTTAGGGTTATCGTCTCTGACATTTAAGTTAACACTTGCCGCTATAGCATCACCTGTCCAGTTCTGTGCGTACCTAATGCGTATGGTGGATGCAGGCGTGCCGGACACTGCTTCGATAGTATGGTACTGGTCATTGATAACGCCTGAAGCGTCTGGCGAGAACCCAGATATGAATACACGACTGCCAACAAAGAAGTCACGAGGGGAGTCCGTCATATCAATGTCTATGTAGTTGTTAAAGGGGCTAGAGTCTCCTGATGTAGTACCAAACGCATTCCCAGAACTTACCTCAGGTACTTTGTATGAGGCTTTGTACACAGCCCCAGTATCATCAGTCAGACTTATGTTGTACTGTATGGCAGGGACTGCACGCTTTACGTGCACAAGGACGGTATGAGGGTGCTGTGGATGCCCAGTAGATGTGTCCTCTGCAGGCACAAGGCTCTCCTTATGTACTACCATGTAATCGCCAATCAAAGTCCCGAGGACTGCACCAGCGCCACCTAAGTCAGCGTCTACAGTTCCAATGTCTGCAGCAGCTATAGGCTGCACGGTTGTCCTCGGGATGCCGAAAAGGTACTTGCCAGATAAGCCTACGATAGCTGGCACATGTATCTCTAACATGTCGGTGACTTTGTCCGGTTTATGCAGGAGCCAATAGGCGCCTTTGCCAACCGAACCAATCCTGTGGCAACCTTCGCCATAGATAGGATCATCGGTTAAGCCTCTGTGTACCTGCTGCAGGCCCCAGCGTCGTAACATTCCTGCGGCTGTGTCACCGATGAAATTTACCTGTTTATCCGTTTGGTTGTCATGCCGTAGCGTGGATATCTGTTGTGTTTCACCACCAAAGAGACCAGCTACTATTTTCTTTATCTGGGACATAGGTGTCTCCTTTGCTACCAGCGGCGCCCGGGGTTGTAGGTGCGCGCAATGACAGAGTTCACAGCGCCTAACAACCCTAAGATCACTGGGTCTGTTACAGCTTCTAAATTTAACATGCGTGACTGAGACTCAAAAGAGGCTGCACGCAATAGGCTGAGCATCTGAGGCTTCTTGGCCCCTACGTAAAGCTCGGCAGCCTTATTCATTATGTATGTTTGAACATGCTCAGGCAGATCATCGAAGTCCTGCTTGAGTGTATATGTCACTCTAAGGGTCTGTCCTGCGGTCCATTCGTCTGTACTGTCAGTAACATTGAATAAGTCACCGCTAAGTATTTGGACCCGTTTACCATTCACGTTACCTAGGACATACGCAGCCCCCGTAGGCATAGCTACAGTAAGGTCTACTGCAGGTGAGAACTCCTGCTTGATGCGTATGTTGCACGCGAGTAGCTCGTCCTGAGCGTTGGCAGTGGCGCGTGCGAGAAACTGGAGAGCGTCAGCTACGTATACATTAGTAACACTAATGTTATCGACAGCACGCAGCCCTGAAGCGTTGAGCAAGTAGTTAAGCGCGTCTACAAGCTGCATAAGAACCTCCATGATTTGGTTGAATAAAAAAAAACCAAGGGTACCCTAAGGCACCCTCGGCTTTTGTAGTTACAGTAGCAGTTTAGGCGATGGTCAGTGCGTCAAGCGCAAGCTCAATACAGCACTCAGGTCTGAGGAAACCAAAGCCTGCAGCGACCTTAGCAATCAGGTACCAGCCCTGAAGCCTGTGATCCCATGCAATCTCAAACATAACGTCACGAAGAATAACGGAACCAATGGACTCGCGTGCCCCGATGAATCCGATAGTCTTTAAGCAGCTGACAGCGTGGTTACCACTCGCTACATTGACAAAAGGAATGTTGTTGCTCTTGAGGATACGGATACCTTCAAGCTGTACGATCGTTCCTGTCGCAATGGAGCCTTCGCCACCGATGTCTGCTGAGATTGGGGACCAACTGTCAGTTGTCATAAGGCGAGTAAGTGCCCTGTAAGCATTTGGCCTGAGATACGCTACCCTGTCTTCATCAGGGACATCGCGGTCGTCCAGAGACTCGGCAGCAACGCCGATTGCAGTTGCAATAGCCTCAGCCATAGCATTGGAGGTAGGTGCACCTGCGGCGTCTACCTTGAAATTGTCATCCTCGATCTTAACGCCAGAGAATCCGCCAGTAAGAGTAGCAGCGGACCTTGCGCCCTTGATGCCCTCAAGGAACCTGTTGTAGTCAGAAGCGACTGCGAGAGCCCTTCCAAGCTTGTGTACAATAGGGCCACGGACATCGTAATGATTCATAAAGGAATCAATGTCGTGGATGACAGTGTGGGCAACGAGCAGCCCGTCGATAGCGATGACCCTCTCGTTGAAGTAGTTGCTTGCTCCCTCCAGTTCATCTCCGACAGTCATCAGAGCTGCAGTGAAGTCGCCAAGTGCAGGAAACTGAGCTTCCTTGCCAGTCTCGATTTTACGGGTTACGTGGTTTCCTTCGGTTACAGTGGCCTTGTCGTAGGAGACAAGGATTTCACCAGCAAACACTTTCAGGAAAAGGTCTGTGAACGCAGCACCGCCCTGATTAATGTCACCGATGCGATTCGGTGTGTAAGCCATAGCGTACTCCTTGTATGTATTAGCCTCTTAAGCATGCCTCAGCGTCTGGGTACTACCGCAGCAGCTCATAGCGCGTCTGGTATCGCTCATCGGGCCATTGCCACATAACAAGGCACTGTGTGTAAGTTGTCCCGGGAACAGCCACCCGCAGGCGTCTAGTGTTCTTAGGGCTCAAATACAATGAGTGTTATCGGGCATAGTGTCTTTAGTAATAGAAAGGCCTAAGGCCCTCCTTAGTGTAGCTTAAAAGAAATTGCAAATTTGTCCATGACTTTCTGTCTGAACGCAGAGTCCGTAGCGTAGCGTGCGTCCTTCTGGTCTGTCATCATTTCAGCCTTAGATTCGTAGCCAGTGTTGGTGCCAGCTGGAAGACCCTGAAGTAACGTAGGGTTGGAAGGCACAGCACGCATGAACATCTGATGCACACCAGCTACAGCCATCTTAACCGCATTCAAGTCAGTTGATTCCATTGCTTTGTTGAAGGACGCTTTCTGCCCCTCAGACAGACCAGTGCCAGCCCACTCAACAACACGATCATAAGTAGCTTTGTCACCAACAACCTTAAAGACTTCGGCCCATGTTTTGTCTATAACAGCAGAGCGCCCATCAAGGTGCCCGTCTATCATAGCATCGTCCACTCCAGCAACTTTGAACTCAGCACGAAGCTCAGGACTGATGCTACCTGTAGCTAAGAAAGCGTCCTCGGCCTCTTTCATAAGCACACTAAGGCTCTTAGGTGCCACAGGGGCTGGGGTAAGTACTGCAGGTGCTGCAGGATCAAGTACCGCAGGTACTGCAGGTGCTGCAGGTGCTGCAGCGCTTTGCTTGTTCTCAAGCGCAGTGTAGCCTGCCATCAGAGCCTCGACAGTCTTAAATTTCCCAAGGATAAGAGCTTCTGGGGCTGCAGGTGCTACAGGAGCTGCAGGGGCTGCAGGGGCTACAGGGGCTGCAGGGGCTGCAGGGGCCGCATGTGCCGCAGGTACGATAGGTGCTGCAGTCTGTATAGGAGCTTTGAATGCTGGAGCTGCGATGGGTATGATTGGGTCAGGAGGCATCATCTACCTCCGCGTCTGTACGTTCAGCCTCAGGGGCTTCAGTCTCGGCGGCCTCGACCTCTTCTGGCTCAGCATTTGAGTTGTCTGCATCCACAACTGTCTCATGCAGTGGTGCTGACTTCTTGCCGCTCAGATTGATGACAGTAGGATCACCAAAGGTTGCAGCAGGTGCTACGTGCGAGACAGGGACTGGATTCGTGCCAGCAGTAATTTTCATGCCAGACTGCGTGACTATAGCGTTAGGCACTACGCCTTTAATAACATCAGCTATCATCTGACCGTTGATGCCAAGGCCTTCTCCAGTCTTGATGACAGCGCCACCATTCTGATCAGGCACGACCATCTTAGTTTTTTGCATGCGTTGCATAGAACCTCCAAGTTCATTCAGTAAGAGCCTAGCCGCCCGAAGGCACTAAGCCGGGAGCAGCTTTGGTTATCACGTCTGCTGCAGTTGCATTTGCTTGTTCTGCTTGCTGTTCTTGTTCAACGGTCGCAGCGTCTTTCGTAAGCTTAGACAGCCCTAAGGACTGCTCAAGCTGCGCAACCCACTTGTCCCATCCCACATAAGGTGTCGCCTGTTGGACTGTTGCGCATTTGTCGCCGAACAGCATGAGGCGGTCGGCATCGTGACCTTTACCAAGGGCTTCGTACCCGCCTGTAATCTTAATGCTCATAGCATCTGCAGGCATTGGCGGTAAAAGTTGTTTAGCAATCATCTGATGCTGTATAATGGAGACTAATGGAACTTGTAAGGATGCAGCCAACAGTGAGTACAAGCCCCCTAGGGCCGTCTCTAGCGACTGCGATAGCTTGTCAATTTCAGAAGCTGTAACACGCTCCCCCGACCTTTGAATAGCTGAGGTCTCAGCGAATCCTGCAGACAGCCCGCGCTTGAGTGTGTCATACAGATTCGATACGACCTGAAAGTCCTGCAGTTTACCAACCTGCAGTGTACCAACATCATCAGGGTTCCCTGACAGAAACTGTAAGTTTGTTGCAGTCCGAAGGGCGTACACCGAGGTAGGACCGGGCTTGACAAGGAACACTATGAAGCTAGCGGCTGCTGCGAAGTCCAGCATGTTCTGAGTAAGGCCTTCACTGGAGCGGATATCGCCTATGTAGTCTTCACAAA